CTCCCGGCTCTCGTCGTTCAGCGCCAGCACACCGGCTTCCTTCTCGTCCCCCGCTTCGTTCCCCGTCTTGTTCCCCACCGTGCCAGCACCCCCCTTTCAAAAAACCTCGCTCTATTGGAAAAAGTTACCCTACCCAGTAACCTGAAACCGAAAATCAATCGTCTTTGGGTGGGGGGGTATGTCTTCTCCACCACTCCCCCAGCTCTGTGAGCTTCCCCGTCTTCCTGTCGTGCATCATGTTGTTTGCCCCATCCGACAGACTGAGAAGGTTCCAGTCGGCCAAGGCATACTCGGGGTAATCCTCCAGAGGCCAGATGTGATGTACTGTCGTAGCCCCTACCCGTCGACCATACCGAAGCGCTTCCCGGCAGAGATATCGGTCACGCCTCAAAATCTGTTTGCGCTTCGCTCTCCATTGCTTGGACCGATAGAACTCCTCACTTGTCACCATCACACCTCGGCTTTCCAATATTTGTTTACATCAATTTTTAAACATGATATAATGCACTAAATTAAATTTTAGGAGGTATTGTTATGTCCAAAGAGAACACTTGCCCAATATGCAGCAAAAAGTTTTCTGCCGATGAAGGCGCTATCAGCGACAACGGTAATTATATTTGCCAAGAATGTGCAGAAAAAGAACTGGATGACCTCATCCCAACAGATGAAAAATCCTAATCTCATAAACACTACCGCCGGAGGATTTATATATCCCCCGGCGGTCTTTTTTAGTTCCACACTATCGCAGGGGCTTTCGTTGGATCTGAGAGGCAGCGGGAGAATACCCCGCCTTGCGTCACCTCTCAGATCATTGGAGCCACCATCAGCCTCGTGCGGCCAAGAGTGACATATACCCCTCTTCGGGGTACGTTGCAGGCTCAACGGCTTTTCCTGCTTGCCGTGGCCCTCCCCCTTTCGGGTGAAGGAAACGGAAACGGCCCCTGCCGTCCTCATGCGGACAGCCTGGGCATGGGGCCCGACGAGGCTGGCACCCCGCCGGGCTGGTAGGAAAGGAGGCGCCCGTTACTCATGCCGCCACGGTGCCGGGCGACAGAAAGGCCGGAAGGGGCCTTACCTTGGCCCACTTCCATGGTTAGAGCATATCACGGTTTTTCTGGAAAATCGTCTCCTGAAATTCTCCTAGCTCTCAGTTACCCCATACATGGCAAGCGTAAATTTGCGCAACGCCCTATCCTTGCGCTTGTAGACACCTGGAGGGTTCTCGATGTTCAGCTCTTCGCATAAACGTTCCACGTTCCCCTTTCCACGGTGGATGAACATTAATTCCAAGATCCTGCGCTCCTCTTCGTCCAGCACAGAGAGCCCTTTTTCCACCATCCTCACCCGCCGCTGGGCAAGCTCCAAGTTCTTTTTGATCTCGTCCCGTTTAACAATGTTGGATAGGAGTTTGTCCCCAACTTCACCGCCGCCGCCAGTGACATGTTCACCCTCCCCCAAGGAGCTTCGCAAGGCTGATCTTTCTAACTCCAACCTCTCCAACTCCCCAGGCAGCGTAGCAAGGCTCATCCGCTGGGCCGGGTAGTTTTTTAACATGTCAATCGCTTCTCGCTTCCAGTCCATCAGTATGGCCACTCCTTCCTCGGCCGATCAGGTATGTACTTCGGACAAGCCTTGACACTCCAGGTCTTGCCTATCACCGACTTGCCTACCCTCTCTGCCGTCCAGCCAGGAACGGGTCTGAAATCAAGAGACCATTCACATCCACGACGCCCATCCTCAGTCGGTACAGCGTTCTGACAGCTCCAGCATAGTTGAGCCGTGGAAGCCGGTCTATTCGTCACCATGAAACCCCTCCCGAAAAAGCGCCTCTGCCTCCACGACTTTCTCCAAGTGCCCTTTGGCCGTCTCATTGCCTTCCGAGGCCATGAGCTCCCAAATGCGCCTTTCCTTCTGGAACAAGCGAAGCACCAGCTCTCGCATCTCCATTTCATTCATCTGCAATCCTCCTCCGTGTGCCAGGGGCACGATACTGTGTGCCTTTCGTTATCGCAACGATTACACATATCGGCATCCTCCAGACAATCCTTGGTCATGAAAAGCCCGCAAAGCCTACAAACGCACTCCCGGCATTCATAGTCCATGTCGCCCCTATACATTGCCGCCACTCTCCTCAAATGGGACCGGGGCGTCTCCCAGGTCCACTAAAGTCGTTTGCTCACCCATCCGCTCCCAGCCGTAGGCCTTAGACGGCCCCTTCCCCGGTGGGTAAAACCGGCACGAATCCGAATCGAACTCTAACCCGACCTTGCCCCGCTTCCCCCGGTTGCGGACCTTCATCACGTAGACCAGCGAGGAACAGCCCTCGTTCTCGGCCTCCTCGTCGGAGAGCCGCCGCACAGAAAACACGTTATCCGCAAGGTTTGCGATATCACCGGAGCCGGAAATATCGTCCCCGTCCGTCACCGGCTTGCCCTGCTGGGTCTTCCGGGGATGTGCCACCAAGTGGACGTGGACCCCTTGGGCTTTGGCAAATCGGGTCAACCGCTGGGTGAACATGGACTGAGCCCGGTAGAAATCCCGGTCCCCTGAAAGGCGGGTGGTCATGATGTTGTCCACCAGGAACACGTCACAGCCAAGAACACGATTTGCATAAGTAAACTCATCCAGGATTCGGTCCTCATCGTGGGCAGAGCCGTCCCGAATATCGTTGAGGTAATACCGCCCGGCCCACCACTCGTCCACCCGCC